CGAATACGGACTGGCGGTCCTTGAGAACCATTCGTCCACGGCTCCCGTCTGGGTGCATTACCGAACCCCATTCAATACATACGGCGGCAGCGCCACCGACTATCCCGACGTCTTTTCGGAGTACGCGGTCGTCGGAGCCTTCAGCGACTGGCTTACGAGCGACGGTCAATTTTCGAAAGCCGAGCAAACTTTGGTTCAGGCGGAAGCGATTCTTTCCACCGAACTCGACAAACTGGAGCGTCAGCAGAACCAGCAGTCGAGGGTCTTGATAACAACTTACGGAACTTCGGCGCCGTCGCCGTCGTAACAACGAGGAAAACAATATGAGTTCAGTTTCAGAATATCGAGGGTTGGGTCTCAATGGGGGCGCCTATATTAACGATACCGCCACGCACACGGGTACTTGGTTTGCCATACAAGCCACCGAGGACACGGTACTCGCAACCCAAGCGAGCAACATCGACAACCTAGACGACATCTGCACGGGTCAGGACGCCACCACGCTCGCCGCCAACACGGTGATCTACGGGAGTTTCAGCAGCATCGACCTGACCAGCGGCGCAGTAATCGCCTACAACGTCTGATGCCGCAAGGACTGGGAGTCCAATTGGGCCTCGGCGGCGGCAGGTCCGCCACCTCGTCGGGCGCGCCCGGAGGCGCCTTTAAAAACACCTACTCGTGCGAATTCGACGGCACGGACGACTATATGAGTATAGGTGACACGTCTGCAATAGACTCGGCAACAGTTCTTAGTTTTTCGATATGGTGTAAGATCGACTCGGTTTCGGGTAACGGTTATTTGTTCGCAGCAGGCACTTCGACTACCAACGGGATTTGGCTTGTTCCCTATAGCGACGGGAATATGTATTTCGTGGCTAGAAACGGTGCGAGTGGCTACATTTACGTATCGAACCCATCCACAGGATCGTGGCATCACATCCTTGCGGTATTCAATGGATCGTCCCCGAAGCTTTACCTAAATGGGAATTTAATTTCCCATTTAGGTCCAGGCATAAACGTCACGCTTTCAGCTACGGGAGGAGATGATTTTAACGTAGGTGGAAAATGGGGAACCTCGGCATCAGACACCTTCAATGGGAAAATCGATGAGTTTGCATATTGGGTATCCGATCAATCGTCTAATATCGTCCCCATTTACAATGGGGGAGCCCCTGCCGCCCTGACCGGCACGGCGGGTTGGTGGCGGATGGGTGATGGCGGAACATGGGGCGGCACTAATTGGACGATCCCCGATGCTTCGGACAATGATAACGCAGGAACAACGCAAAACATGGCGGAAGATGATCGAGTAACCGACATTCCATCATGAGCAAAACATACGTAATCATATCCGCATCCGACGTATCCTCCGTGGACTTCGATCAAGTACAAGAGACTTCCGAATACACTCTCCGTTGGAACGTCGATCCCGCCGGAACCAAGACCTTCGTCAAGTTCAGTTCGTCGAATCCCACGCCGAGCTTTCTGGAAGGCAAGACCCAGTACACTCATGCCGAAATCCTGACCATTCTCGCGGGCAGCGAATGGACGAAACCTTTTCCGACATGAGGGTTTTAGCCGTCATGTCCATCGATTTTCTTTTGATCATTCTGGCTACAATACTCATCGCCACCTCCTGCTCCCTGTCGAAACTTGCGCCGTTGGGCGGCGCGGTCACGGGCGGCGCCGTGGGCGCGGTAGGCGGTCCGCTTGTCGCCGGTGCATCGGCGGGCGTTGGATACGGGGCGGGCAAGCTCTACGCCCTTAGTTCCGAGAACTCCGATCTGGTCGAGGCAATAAGCGCAGGCGACGTAAAGGCCATAGCCGCCGCCCATCTGAAGGGCGAACTGGCCGAGCACAAGTCGGGCTTCGAGAAATTCGCCAGCGGCGTGAAGACGGTCCTCTACGTGGCGGGCGCCTTGCTGCTCGCCTACCTCGCGATACCCTTCATCTACACGAAGCGATGCCTGAAGAAGCAGAGGGAGGAATACGAGACTCGCCCTCCGTTCCCGGTGAAGCGCACCACGGGAGAAAGCAAGTGAAGAATTTAAGGATTTTATTGGAAGTTTATTCCGGCATGACGAAGCGGGCAAAGGCTCTGCTTTGGTTCGCGGGAATCGTCGCCGCCCTCATACTATTCGAGTGCCTTACGTCATGCTCGCAGAAATTCTAGGAGACCGCACCATCTGGGGCGGGGTCGGGGGTTACTTGACGAGCGTCACGATTGCCCAGTGGTCCCACGCCGCGAGCATCGTCGCGGCCCTCTGCACTTCCACCTTCATGGTGGTCCGCATCATACAGGTACTGAAGGCGAAGGGGGGGGGATAGGATGCCTCGCTACAGCAACTACGGACCTCTCGACAACCGCGTGGTGGCGGAGGGCGACCAAGGTTTCCGGGCAATCGATTCATACTTGGAATCCACCACCTTGACGGGCGGGCAAGTCGAGACCTCCGAAAACTTCAGGCTGGAAGGCGACACCGCAATCGTCCGCAAGGGCTTGGACTTCCTGGCGGGCGGCGTGACCCTGACCTACTCGGCGGGCACGGAGCAAGTATTCGCCTCGACCTTGTTCAGTGATGCCGCCACGGGGAACGAATACCTCGTGGTCGCCACGAAGGACAAGGCAATCCTCTGGAACGACTCGAATGCCTCCGGCATCGACATCGACTACCCCGGCAGCGAGGTTGTGGCGACTGCGGACGGGGCGACCTTCACCCAGAATTTTGATCAATTGATCCTCTGGCGCGGCAGTTCCAAGCGCCCTCTGACTTGGGACGGCAACACCTCCAACGACTTTACGGTCAAGACCGCCTCGGCCAGCGGGGCGGGCATAGCGTGCCCGAACTCGGACTACGGACTAAGCTTCCGGAACAGGCTGATAATTCCGCAGCCCACGGACAGCAATTATACGGTATTAATGTCCGATCTCCTCGCGAGCGACAACTTCACGACGGCGGACTCGCAATTCAGAATCAACAAGGGTTCCGCCGATTACTTGGTCGGCTTCTACCCATACATGGAAGACCAATTGATAGTCTTCATGCGCAACAGCATCCACTTGATCAACAACGTGGCTACCACGAGCGCGGCGAACGTCTACGAAATCACGCGCGAGTACGGTTGCGTGGCCCGCAAGAGCATCGCCGCGAGCGGCCCCCAATATTACTTCCTCTCCGATTCCGGGGTCATGGTGATGCAACAAGGACTGGACCCGGCGAAGGGTTTGGGGGTGGCGATCTCCAAAATCAGCGGCGAGGCCATCCCCCTGAGTCGCCAGGTACAGGATCAATTTGCCGACGTTAACTTCGCCGCCGCAACCGGCGCCACCGGGATCGTCTTCGACAACAAATATTATCTGGCGGTTCCCACGGGAACTTGCAGCAGCGCCGCCAACAAGACGAAAGCCGCCTGCACGTCGGCGGGCGGAACCTGGACGGGAGCGACCACGAACACCGCCGTATTCATCTACGACATCCTGAACGGCGGCTGGACCAGCGTTGACCGCTACCCCGACGCCTTCGGCTCCCTCGACTTCGCGGTGGACGACTGGGTGATCTGCTCCCACGGCAGCAACCCCACCCGCCGCCGACTCTTCGCCTGCAATACAACGGGTTGGTATTTAATGGAGGAGTCGGCAACCGACGACAGCGGACGCAAGATCGGGGAGGACTCCGGAGGGGGTACGACTACGACGAATACCGCCATCCCCGCCAAGTTGAAGACGCGCAGCTACACCTTTGGCGACATGTCCATCAAATCATGGCATCGCGCCCAGGTCGGCGTGGACGTCACGAACGGTGACGCCTTCACGGTGAAGCTCAATACGACGGACCCGGACACCACGAACACGGTCCACACGGAGAGCGCGTCGGCCACCGAGGACAAGATACTCCGCTTCGGCCTCGCGCGCACACGCGGCTATTCAGCCAACCTCGAAATCGACGTCACGGTCGGGCGACCCGAAATCAGACATATTCTAGTTGAGGCGACGGGAGTGGGCCTCAACGTAGTCAAGGAGGTCGCCTAGAAATGGCAATCTCAGCCAGCGTCACCAGAGGCTTTACGTTCGCCACCGGCGTGGAAATAACCGCCGCCAATCTAAACGAACTGGGAGAACCCGCAGTGACCGTGGCGACCCCCATCGCAGTGGGCAACGGCGGAACCAACGCTACGAGCGCGTCCGCAGCCCGGACCAACCTCGGCCTCGGCACGATAGCCACGCAGGCAAGCAACGCCGTCGCCCTGACCGGCGGGACCATCAGCGGCACCATAATGACCTTGCCATCATACGCCGTGAGCGGCGTACCCTCCGCATCCCCTGCGGGACAAGTAATCTACGTCACGGACGGCAACAGCGGCGCCGCCACCGTGGCCTGCTCGGACGGGAGCAACTGGAAAGTCGTGGCGCTGGGGGCCACCATATCGACGTGAAGCCTTTAAGCCAACTTTTCGCAGCCGGTCCCGCCGCCGTTGACTGGGGTCGCGTGGCGCAAGAATCATTACCTTTATTTCTGCTTGCCAAGGACATTGAGGTCAACGGCATCAAGGAACCCATATTGCTCACCAAGGACGGCAAGGTTGCAGACGGCATCCACCGCATGTTCGTCCTCTGGCTTATGGGTTACGACAAGGACGTTCCGACCAAGGAGGTGGAGTGAAGCCTTTCGAGCGAGGACTGGAGTTCTACGAGGCTATGGGGGGCGACCTCATGGCCGACGTAGCCGCCTACGGCACGATGGGCGGCTACGTCTTCATCACCCCCGACACCCTTATGTTCGGCAAACCCGTCCGCCGGGACGGCGGCATGCCCGACGACCAATGGGGCGTTGCGTCCCCCGATGCATGGTACGTCCGATTCGCGGTCGGCCTGGACGCCGTGTCCGAATTCATTTCGAGAATCCCCTACCCACTGCCTTTCGTCGGCTGGAGCCGCGCCCACAAGGACAAGGCGGTCAGGTGGTTCGACTATAATCGAGTTTTACGGAGGAAGGAATTATGAGTGGAGGAGACACCAATTATCCGATTCAACCAACTTACGGCGAAGGGCTTGAGGAAGCTCTGCGCGCCCAAACGGAAATGCTCATGGGCACCGGCGAGTTTGAAGACCTTGCATCCGAGATCGGCATGGGACCGGGCGAGACCTTTATGCAGAAGCTCATGGAGCAGTACGAGGCTCCGCTCCGCGAAACCACCGCCCAAGTGGACACCGACGTCATGCGTCGGACGCTGCTGGGCGAACAACAGGTGGCGGACGAGCAGGGGCGCATCATCACGGGCTACGAAACGAATGAGGCAGCGGTCGCCGGATTTGAGGAAGAACTCAATGCATTACGAGATACCAAGAAG